AGAGTTTGGGTTGGTAGATCTAAAGTCAGGCATAAAGAACGTGCTAGAAGCCTCTACATCCCAATCAGAGAGCTTTTCTCTATACACCAATGCTCTTGCTGCTATCTCTTGTCTAGAGTTAACTGGGACACCATACTGCATAGCCAACTCATCAGCTAGTCCCCACACTAAAGTGTTTTGCCATTCAATAGGAAAGTCAGGAGTATCAGTAGAAGTACCAGTACCTAAAGTAATATCATTCAAAGGCATTTGAGCTACAACGTGTAACTGAATGTTTGTTTGAGAGTTAAGATCTGGTGTTAAGTACACATACAAGATACCATTGTTTTCTCTAGGATCATAAAACAAAGTGTTAGCTGTACCAGTAGAAAACTTAGAACCTAACATGTTGTACTCTTGTTTAGAAACAATAAGTACGGGTGTATCTATGTTAGGAGTTACTTGAATATTACGGTAAAACCCTTGAATAATCTTAAGTGGTTTATCAGTGATGGCTACAGTAGGATTTAAAGAATCATACATCAAAGTAGATGTAGACCCACCTAATACATATGAAGTTTGACCAGATGTAGTAGGAATAATAAGTTCAGTTATTTTCCATAACTTTAATCCATCTACACTCATTTGTTTAATGAGTAAGTTAAGAGACATTAAAGCATTGTTGTATGTATTGGTATCAGGAGTATCACCAATCTCAAGCACACCTAACCTACCTAATGCTAAGGAAATAATTTGGCTGCTATTAATACTGTAAGTAGAACTCATTGTTTATCCTAGTCTGCAAATTGAGGGTAAGTATTTGGTGAATAATTGTAATTTATAATTGTTGGTTCAAATAATGTACTTGCTTGATCTGCTCTAGAACAATTTGCTACTGCTAAACCAACAATAGCAGAAGAAGAACTTGGTGTACAAACATAAGGAGGGGGACGATAACCGTTATCATATCCTGCTAAAGCACAATCAGCAGTACCATAATCAGCTAAACCATTAATACCAACTAAAGTGCAAACACCTATAAACAAATCTGATTGTTCTGATCTAGCCCAAGGTGGAGCTTGAATGTCAGCTACACCGTGTACAAAATCTTGAGGTTGTCTAGGTTCCCAATCCCCAGGACAAACCATAAGTCCGTCCCAACGTAATCGAAGCTCACTATCTTTATATTTACGACCACACTGGTCACAGATGACTAACCAGCCACCATTATCCCAACGTGATTTGTAAGACATGTTTTGTTCCTAGTAACAAGTTATTTATCCTGTTTACCATCTAACTTATCAAATATTTTACCCAACATAGATTTGATGTCGTGCATATCACTGCGGTAATCATTTCTATCTACGTAGGTCTTTGGTAAGTCTTCTCTAAGTTTAGCTAAATCTGTTTTAAGTTCTTTAACAGCCGTCCATAACTCCCTAGCAAACCACCCTATTACGGCACAACTTATTCCAAGAACAATGTCAACAAGTTGTTGTGTTTCCATGTTTTGCCTTTTAAATTATTCGTGGACTTTAACTGCATTTAATATTCCATACAAAGCAACTTGAAGACTGGAAGAAATACTTGTTGGACCTCCATACAAATAAAATGTTGTTGATGAACTTATAGTTGCCAATAAACTTAATTGACCACCAACAGAAGTAAATGAATTTGCACCTTGTGGATAATATGCATTTGCAGAAACACCTGAAGTAGAATTCCAACTAGCAATAGCGGCAGATGTATTGATTGAATATTGAACTTGAGAAGATGCAGTACCAAGACCACTTGCTACTACACCATTTACATTAGAAGTTAATAACCAAGTTCCAGCACTTAATGTTAATTGAGCTAAAGTAACTTGTGGTGTAGAGGCATTAACAGTATATTGTCCAGCTGTATTAGTGTAATTTTCTAAATCAACTTTTGTAAAACCAGTGCCATTTGGCAATACACTTATACTTCCGTTTGTATTTTGAGCTTGAAGAGTATTGCCACTTACTTTAATATTGCCTCCTGTAAATGACAGGCCTACAACATCACGACCCACTGTTAAATTGGCAACAGTAACGTTACTGGTAGTACTACTTTGAACAACAGGAACAATTTCAGTACCTGCTAGTGGTGTTGTAGCTGTTGGTAAAGCTGATATTTTTAAATCTGCCATGATTGTCCTTTTGTTAACATATTGTTGTTAATAAACTTTTAAACTAAGTTTATTACCAAGGTAAAGGCATAAATTTAACTGTTTGTGTTGGTGTAGCCATATTTGCCACTAAATCATCAAGAGATGATTGAACAGCAGAAACAGCAGTTGCACCCATTGCACTTTGAATCCAATTTATAATTTGATCTTGTGTAAGATTTTTATAAGCAATAAATGGATTTCCTGCTGTATATGTTAAATTTTGATTGTTATATACAGATGCTATATGAGTCCCATCAGTACCATTAACATGATAGTTAATATTAACGACAACATCTGTTTGCCCAGCAGTTGATGGGTTTACAAAAATATCATCAATTACCCAAGTGTATGTATTTGTCATTTTTAATCCTTAGTTAGAGAAAATGTAAGCACCATTGATTTTTGTTGCAGTTAAATATCCAGCACAAACAACATTTAATGAACTGGTTATGCTTGTTGGACCACCATATAAATAATATGTTTGTGTGCTTGTGATATTAGTTATCAAACTTAATGAACCGTTAGCAAATCCATCTGCTGTATTTACATCAGATGCACAATCTGCTTGATAATAAGCATAATTATTGATTGCTTTAAAATTATTATAAGTAGGCAAACTAGCTGAAAGATTGATACCAAATTGTTGTCTCGTAGACATTTGACCTAAACCGCTAGATGCTGTTCCCATCCAAGTACCAACAATTAAATAAGTACCAGGGCTTAATGTAATGCTTGCTATTGTTGTTTGTGGGGCTGAATTTGTTAAATTTACTTGACCACTGCCTGTTGTATAAGGCAAATTATAAACATCACTTACTTCAAAATTACCAATAGCTGTATATTGTTGAACAACTGGGTTAGTTTGTGCAATACCACCAGTTGCAAAAATATTATTGATGAAAGTTAAATTTGTACCAGCACCAATATAATTAAAACCATTTGTATTGGTTTCAGTATGGCAAGCAATCATTAGATTACTTCTATTGTCATTGCCATCCAAAGTAACTGCATTAGTGGCATCTTCAATGGTTGTGTGATCTAAATGAACCATAAATGCTTCACGCAAATAGATGCCACTACTTCCAAGAATATTGGATGATCCACCATATCTACCACAAGTGGTTATAGTTGAGTTATGAATACCTGATGTAGTGATTGCCGCACTTCCACTCGCCCCATACCAATGCACACCATTCAATGCACAAGCAAAAATGTTTGTATCTTCAATATCTGAATAACCAAGCAAATAACACATTACTCCAAAACCATAGGAACTACCTAATCTACAATTTTGTATTTTTATTTCAGTACCACCAAAAAATTGAATCAATGCTCCAACATTGGAAAGGTTTGTTCCAGTATTAGTTGTTGAACCATCCCAATTTCCTGATAAAGCTATATCTTTAATTAAGAATTGTCCACCAGAACCCCATGATGTAGATGTACTTCCACCATTTATTAACAATGGTGTATTTGTATTAGTTCCTGATAATTTAATTGTTGTTGTATATTTACTGTTACCAATAATAGATTTGCTATTAATATTTATATTGCCATCTACTAAATAAGTACCTGCTGGAAAATATACACAACTAGATGCGGCTAAAGCAGCATTAATAGCCGCAGTTACAGTAGAAGATGTTTGTCCTGCTGTAGTATTTGCAACAATTAAAGCAGCATTAGTAGGGTCTATAAAATCTAAAACAGAAATAGATTCTTGTAATTTTTTAGATACGGGTCGAGTAATTGAATTAGTGCCACCCTGGGTATATTGCTGTACAGTTGATCCAGGAACACTATTTGGTCCTACACCGTTGTATACAGAATTGTTTACATCATTTAACCAAGTAGATGCTATAACTGTACCAGTAGAAAAATTAGTTGAACTCATGTGTTATCCTATAAAGCTAATTTACTTACACCATCTTCTTGAAGTATAAAACTTCCAGTCTCTTGAAGTAAGAACGAATATATTTCGGGTTCAGAAATAACACCATATTGGTTGTCAGTAACTCCATACTGATTCACATAATCAGGTATAGATGGGACATAAGACCCATAAATGTTATTGACTACTATAGTCATTACACACCCATTATGGTTTGTACAGTAGCACCAGTTCCAGATATAGCTGTTACGTTAACTCGTACCCAACGCCAAGGAGCAATGGTTGTAAAACCATCTGTAGCTGTTGTTGTACCAGATAAAGTAATTGTTCCCATAGTAATCCAGTTACTATTGGTTCCATTAGCAGTTGCATCTTCATTGGTTACTTGAACCGCAATCGTAGCAGTTACAGTA